GAACTGGGTTGTATTTGTTGTCGCAATATGGGGCTTGGGGCAAGTAGAGCGGAAATACATCATGTTAGAACAGGGCAGGGAATGGCACAACGAGCAAGTCATACAGATGTTTTACCACTGTGTCCGCCACATCATAGGGCGTGTTATGAAACCGGCTTTCATGCATCACCTAAATCATGGCAAGAAATTCATGGTAGCGAGATTGAGTTATTAGAACAGACTAAGCAAGAAGTAATGGAGCTACGAGCATGTCGAGTATAAAGAGCATATCAGATGGGTTAAAACTTGATGATGATCAGGTTGCATGGATCCAGCCTTGGTTATCAAAATTTGGAGCATGGGTATATTCAGGGAGGATAGAAAAAAGGCAAAGCAGTATTATTGCTGAATTTATGGCGACAGTAGAAAGGCGTGATTATCCTGAGCGAGAAATGTGTAATGACGATGACGGAATGTTGATTGCTAAAGTGGTCGATAAAATTTATCACATAGACAGAATAGCGTTTACGCTCTTGTTACTGCGTTATGCCTTCGGTAGTTCAGATCGCGCTATTGCTCGTTATTACCACAATATAGCAAAACCGCGACAAATGATTAGGCGCAATAGAACGGTAGAATATAGAAAACCCTCGATGTCTACATGCCGAAGAGAAATTGAGGACATTATTAATTCAGCCGAATATTTAATTTACCCACATTTAAAAGATGCATTTAAAAAACGAGAAAAAGAGTGGAAAAGTAAAAATAATAGCAAGAACGTGTTGACTTCTTTGAGCCAATGATCCACTATTTAAGTATAAGTTGCCGTTTTTATACAGTGACCAACTAACCCAGCCTAAGTGCTGGGTTTTTTTGTATCTAAAACAGATAAGAGTTGCTGTTTCCTTTGTTCAGAGTTACATGTGTGTTCACGAACAATAACTGACCAAAGGTATTAAAATATCATGTTAAAACATAGTGATATGACAGAAGAGGCAAGACTTGTTTTTGAAGTTGTTCCGCATACGAAAGAGGTAACTGTTGGCGAAGTTGCACAGTTTACTTATTTAACTGAGCCACGTTGTCAATTGATATTAACTCAGTTGGCGATGGCGGGGCTAATCAAAGAAAACATCAAAGAAAACACATTTCAAAATATCTAATACTGTGAAAATGGGCGACTGTAAAAGTGTTGGTAGCACCTTTACAGTCATTCACCCGTTCTGGTAGATCACGGACAAACTAAAGCCCACTGCTTATGTGCACAAAGCATAGTGAGCTTATCAAAAAAGGTTCTCCTGATCTATGAAAAATACTGTGAATTTAAACAGTGTAAATTTAGTCAATGATGACTCACTCAGCTATATAAAAACACTTCCCGATAATTGTATTGACTTAATCGCAACTGACCCGCCTTACTTTCAGGTGAAGTCTTGTAATTGGGATAATCAGTGGGAAAACGTAACATCATATTTATCTTGGCTTGATGAAATGCTTGCGGAATTTTGGCGAGTATTAAAGCCTAACGGTAGCCTTTATATCTTTTGCGGTTCGAAACTAGCGTCAGATACAGAATTACTCGTTCGTGAAAGATTTAATATTCTAAGTCACATTGTATGGGCTAAACCGTCAGGACCTTGGCGCAGGGCATGTAAAGCTGATTTACGCAGTTTCTTTCCAAGCACTGAAAGAGTTTTATTTGCTGAACATTATCAAAGCCCATACAAGGGCAAAAGTAGTGCTTATCTTCAGCAATGCAAAGCGCTTAAAGAAAATGTATTTAAGCCTTTAATTGAGTATTTTAAATCTGCACGTGAATCGTTAGGAATAACAGCAAAAGAAATAAAACAGGCCACAGGTAAACAAATGGCTTCACACTGGTTTAGTTACAGCCAATGGCAACTACCGAGTGAGTCTGACTACAAAAAACTGCAGGAGCTGTTTCATCGCGTAGCAAGTGAAAAGTTTAGTAGTAATCCTTTAAATCGTGATCATGCTGATTTGATAGAGGTTCAGGTTTCTCTTAGTCGAGAGTACCAGGAGCTTGCTGAACAATATCAATTATTACGTCGTCCTTTTTCTGTCACAGTTGATGTTCCTTACACCGATGTATGGACGTATCCACCTGTGCAATATTACGCAGGTAAACATCCTTGTGAAAAACCAGCTGAAATGATGGAACACATTATTCGCTCAAGCAGTCGCGAAGGTGATCTGGTTGCTGATTTTTTTATGGGGTCGGGTGCAACACTGAAAGCAGCACTAAAACTTAATCGAAAGGTATTAGGTGTGGAGCTTGAGAAAGAGCGGTTTGAGCAAACAGAACAAGAAATAAAAGCGCTAACTTGTAAGTAATCCTTACAAGTTCAACTCTCCGGAATTTTCGGATAGTTAACATGTTCGGTTATTCCGAACAACTCATTTTGAAGATCGCTTCGGCGGTCTTTTTTCGTATATGCCGACCACAGAACAATTACTCTCGTTATCACGTTCACACAAGAGCTGTGAGTCGGCGTTCTATTAACTAAATTCCTCCTATGGGGAGGTGGGTATGAAACGTATGCCAGAAAAATTCGAATGGGAGCAGATTTTACGCTGGTTACAATCGGTCCTCCCACTCTTAGGTGGATTTACTATTGCTACAACAATTGCATACATCAGAGAAAGACAGGCTGGTTCTCAATGGAAGCGTTCTTTAGGTGAGGCTGTTATGTGTGGCTTGCTTAGTGTTGGAACTATTCGGTTTATTGATTGGTGGCTATCACGTAGTGGTGATGCTAGTTCGTGGGCATTATTGGCGGAATTCTGTGGTGTTGTAATTGGATTCTTAGGGACAAAGAAACTATACGCACTTTTTGAGGGTGCGGTCAAAATAGTAAAGGCTAAGTTTGGAGTTAAAGATGACTAGACCAGCACGCGGGGAAAGAAACAACAACCCTGGTAATATTCGACACGGTTCAAAATGGCAAGGACTATCTGCACAGCAAACCGATAAAGACTTTTGCCAATTCGTATCACCTGAATATGGTATACGAGCAATCTATGTATTGATGCGAACCTACGAAAAGAAATACGGGTTATGTTCTATCCGTGAAATCATCAATCGCTATGCTCCGCCCAAAGAAAATAATACTGAGGGATACATTCATCGAGTCGCTAAAGAATTGAATGTAAGTACGGAAGATTGTGTATCAGTCAACAAAAAAGAAGTTATGATTGCATTGGGCACAGCGATTGTTGGTGTTGAGCTGGGTTATCAGCCTTACAGCCCAAAAGTATTTGAAGATGCATGGTTGTTGTTATGAATCTAGGCGAAACGATAGTGTCCGTGGGCGTTATTTTGATGATGAGCGTCGGTATGACGTGGCAGGGTAACAGGATTGGTAAGCTAAAAGCTTCAAATGCTGAATTAACTAGTCAACTATCTCAACAAGTCGAAATCAACAAAGACTACCAAGCTCGTATCACTCGACTAAATCAACTCGATATTAAATATACTCAGGAATTAGCCAGTGCAAAGAATGAAATTGATGGGTTGCGTGATGATATTCGCAATGGCACTAAGCGGGTGTACATCAAGGCCGAGTGTCCAAAGTCCGACAGTAGTACCTCCTCCAGCTTGGATGTTAGCAGACCCACCCCCGTGGAGAGAGACACTGAAGAAAATATACTCAATCTCGTGGAACAAATTGAAACACTCGAAAGTCAATACCTTGGTTTAAGGGATTATACAAATACAGAATGTCTAAGATAATACTAGTGACATTAGTAATTATTGATAATATTTGAGCCTACGACTGGTGCTATATCTATTAGAGCCATATATACAATAGCTAGGTCTCCTTGGTCGTCTGTTTTGCTAGAGTAGCAAGGCCAAAAATTTTCATTTATATTTTTTTTAGGGTGATTTAGTTCTTCAGCCAAATCAATAATCAAATCAGTATATTCAACTGGAGCGAATCGCATACAAGAATAAAATAAACTTTTCCCAATCAATTCATCATTAGCATATAGTTGACGCATTTCGGTGCATGCATGTAATACACCAGCTACGGCAATAGCTCTTAGCTTTATATCATCAATATCTCGATTGAAAAATATTTTCTCTTTGAAGATAGACTCAATGGAAACAATATTATTAAGTATGGTGGCATCAAGTTTCTCTATTCTTTTTTTTAACGCTCTTTTCTTTAAAAAGCTAATCATTAGATACCCTATTTGTTAATTTTTCACATTAACTAATTCTACATATATTTTAAATTTTTTCAGGATTGTGAATCACAAAGTCCACTATGGTGAGTTTTCTAATAGGCTAAGGAGATAAACACAATGGCAAAACCGGATTGGGGGATGCTACAACAACAGTTCCTCGCCGAACATGCTATAACAGGAATATCCCCTAAAGAGTGGTGCGAACTAAAGGAACTAAACTACGCAACAGCACGACGATATATCAAAATATCCAGTGCGCAGAATGCGCAAAAAACTGCGCACAAGAAATTGCGCACTGCGCAGAAAAAAGAAAGCACAAAAGAGCCAATGCGCAATAGTGATATACCCACTGCGCAGAGTAATGAATCCAGTAATGCGCATGATGATGAAAACACGTTTAGTCTGCGCAATTACGGGCTAACTGAACAACAGATTAAATTTGTTAGTGAATACCTTATCGACTTAAATCGAACAGGAGCATATAAGCGAGCCGGTTATAAAGGCGAAGGAAATACAGCTTATGTCAATGCTACTCGTATGCTAAGAAATGCTAAGGTTTCACGAGCAATCACTGACGCATTAGCAGAACGGGAACGCAGAACAGAGATAACCCAAGATGCTGTATTAAAAATATGGTGGGATATTGCAACGGCAGACGTTAACGAACTGACTGAATACCGTCGATTATGTTGCCGTCATTGCTGGGGCTTTGGTTTCAATTACCAGTGGCGTGATTCAATAGAGTTTGAAGAAGCTACTAAAAAAGCGCTTACAGCCAATAAACCGCCTCCACAAGATGTGGGTGGCTACGGTTACGATGAAACATTAGATCCAAATCCTGATTGCCCTCGTTGTAACGGTGCCGGTATTGGCCGTGCGTACTTTCATGATACGCGTGATTTAACAGGGCCAGCTCGTCGAGTATTTGCTGGCGTGAAAGAAGGGAAGTTTGGTGTTGAGGTTATCACTCGTAATCAAGATGAAGCGCTTAAGATGGTTGCACAGCATTTAGGTATGCTGAAGAACAAGACGGAATTAACGGGTGTCGATGGTGGTCCTATCAAAACAGAGATAGCTAACTTGTCACCTCAAGAAGCATCTGACGCATATAAGCAAATCATGGGGTAAATTGATAAAAATAGCGGTTTCATTGAAAAATTAGGCTATGCAAAATCACACCTATTTTATGCACGTTTTATTCATTCTAAATTGTACCCATTTCAATAGATAACTTAGATAAATAGCGCTTACACATAGAAAATACACTCAGTTGATTTTCGGTAGGGCGTGTAAGCAC